GGTTGCGCTCCAACGCCGGTCCAGCCGTCATCATCGCCCTCATACTGGGCATAACCCCCATCGTAACGATGGACACGTACAGGTCTGTAAATAATTTCTTAGGTATTTTGTAATCGTGCCGCTTCTCTAGAAAGTCCCTGTAAAAGGAAAGCAACCTATTAACAGTTTCCTCCCACGTTTCCCTCCGACCTTCTTCAGGAAGCCAACGGCTGTACCGTGACTGATGAATAAATGCTTGATAGTCTGTAGGTATCCTCACGATGATCTTCCTCCGACATTTTCTAAGGGTAGCTCCGGTTCTCTACTATGTTTATTCTCCGGTTTATTCGACTCGTTTATGATATCAGATATAAGCTCTTGTACCTCCCTGTACGGTTGTCGTGTAAGGTAGTTGAGTAATTTTTGTATCACAGTGTCAGTTATAATCATTCAACAGTATCCTTATTACTTGGTTCGTTATCCAGATATTTATATTGCAGTTCCTCTACGTATGCCGCACCGGCCTTTAATTTTCTTGCCAGCGTATAAAGAGCGTCTCGTGCATCTGTATCATCGTGTTTTAGGTACGGGAGTTCCGTAGGGACAGTATACATATTTACATTCGCCTCTAAGATATCATTCAAGTTGAATTTGAACGTACTAAAATCATCTCCATTTCCCATATAAATGTATACTTCCAACTCTCCTTCCTCGTTAAACATAACATCACACTCTAAACTAACATTTGTAGTCTGCGGTTTCCACATAACTAATCCTCCCTATTTTTAAAATCTATATGAACGATATTCCCTGCCTTTGTAAAATTTCCTTTAACTACATTGTCTCCATTAAATCTTTCATTCATTATAGAATCTATACTAGTACCATCTTTTTTTTTGGCTTGTTCTTTATCTAGATAGCTCTTAGCTAATGACATAATCTCTGGATGATTTGCAAAAAAAGGTACTGATGAACATATAAGGTGTGTCAGTGTGAAAAGAGTTTCAAAATCATCTTCATCTAGGGTATTATCCTCACTATAACAGATGTTAACTTCTACCTCACTTGTCCATTCATCATCTTCTGAAAAAACAGGTTCTACACGTATGATGAAATCATTAGGATGGTACAACTCTTCGTTCATCATACCAAATCCTTTAATTTCGTAGGGATGTACATACTTGACTTAGCCACTTTGCCATCCTCTCTATATGTTGGTTTACCCTTTTCATCCAACTTAGACATGTTTGAAGTGTGAACTCTATTAAACGCAGTATCAAAAGACCAGCCGTAAGTAACAGCAAACCCAACACAGACATAGACCAAATCACATAATTCTTTAAGAACTTCGTCTGGAGTTCCTTTTTCAATAGCATTTAATACTTCCTTATATTCTTCAGTTATAAGTTTTGTGCGAAGTGCTTTTAGCTTGTTAATGGTATGCTTACTGGGATACTTATCACAAGTTGGTTGATCAAATGCATTGTGAAAACGATATAATTTACTTTCTGCTGTGCTACTTCTCATCATCTTTTTCCCTCATTGTATTGATAAGTTTATCTATGTACCATCTTGCTTTCATCAAATCCTTAACTGGGTCTTCCTTATGCTTGTGACGGTACCTACAAATGTACTTGAGAATGTTACCTTTCAAATACCCTAAAAATTCCTCGTAGCCCATGCCTTCTCGTATAAGATCAATAGTCTCCGTTGAACCTGTATTATAATGTGCAGGATTACTAATTTCATCCATACTTTGTATCTTTTTCTTGTATAAGGGAGAAAAAGAAATCACAATCAAGTACCACAACCGGTTTGCGCCTGTTCATTTTCAACACCACAATAGGTTCTCCATTTCCATTTTGATCTGCTTGAGCAAAACAATCATACACATTCTTAAACCGTTCCTGATTTTTACACTCCACATTAAAAGGAAAAACCTTTTTAGCTTTTGGAGAAAGTTTAATATCTACCCCTCTCTCTCCCATAATCGCACCTTTAACATCATCTTTCTCTAGAGAGGGAAAAGAGGATAACACTTTTTCTACTACAAGATTTTGTAGTGCCCTTCCCTTAGCTTTTCTTGATTTAGTAATCATTCAAGTTCCTCAAAATCTTCTCTCTCATCCATCCTACCTGTATCTAGAGAGTAGAGAAGCTTACAGGCGGGTCCGGTTAGCCCACTAAATCGGTTCTTTATAACCCTAACCGTCGTAGTGTGGCGGGTGTCCATATCTTCGTGCTGTCCATTCCTCTCTAAACCAATAACAATATCGGACAATTGACCTATACTAGCGGAGCCACGGAGTTGTGATAAAGATGTTACCGCTCCTTCTTCATGTCCAACACTTGATGGTCTTTTAAGATGAGACACAAGAATAAGAGATATATCCAACTCCTGTACAATCATCCTCAACTTAGTCATAATCTCATCAATAGCTTTGCGCTCATCCCCTGACTGCTGGTCAGATAATACAATACTAACATGATCAAGGACAACAAACTTACAGTCTAGAACATTAGCAAAGTACCTCACGCAATGTGTAATGGCTTCAATAGATGTTGAACCAAAATGATCATAGAACCACAACCTGTCTGTGCCCAATGTCTCATCGAAAGCCCTTCGTCTATCTTCTTCTGGAGTAGTATTAAACACATCACTAATATGTAGTGGCTTATTTGCCGCAAGAGACATAACCCCTAGTGCGCTTCGCTTTACACTCTCTTCTAGAAACATCATACCAATATTATGTTCTGTATTTGTCAAAGCATGATAAACAAGCTCCCTGACGAACTGGCTCTTACCCAGACCAGAACCGGCTGTAATCGTGATTAACTCCCCCAATCTAATGCCATGAGTTAGTTTCTCTAAACCTTCATAAGGGTAGCTTACAACCGACTCAATAGCTTTTGAGTTTACCTCTTCCCACAAATCCGCTCCGGAAATAATGCCCTCTGGTGTGTATTGTTTAGCCTCCCACCAATCACGTACGAACATCTCCTTCTTACCTCGTTTAAGATATTCGTTCGCATCCTTGAAATGCATAGGAACAATCTTAGCCCTAGGGGCTAGAACTTCAGATAATTTAGTCGCACCTATCTTCCCCGCCTCATCATTATCAAAACAGATTATGATGTTATTGAAGGACATGAGAAAATCATAAATGTACTTGTTGGACACATCCCTTTTAGCGGAAGCCGATCCATTCTTGATAGACACCACCGGCCACTTGCTTCCCAACATCTCATAAGCAGATAGAGCGTCTATCTCCCCTTCACAAATTGTAATAAACTTACCTCCTGAACCAAATAAGTTCTGTCCGAATAACATCCCTTCCTTGATACTCCCTTCAGAATGAAACGTCTTATTCTTAACGCTTCTAATCTTGTTAGCAATATGCTGGCCCTTTTCATTGTAGTATGGGTACAAATGTTGTTCCGGATTTTCTAGAACAGATACACCATACTTACTACAAGTATCCATAGAAAGGGAGCGGTCTGGAATACTTTTAATTTTACCCTTTGATAAGAAGGTAGCAGTGGTTTTTTCCTGTAAGATTGTTTTACCATTGGCATTAATATGATAAGAACAATTAGGGGAATAACAATGCTTTCCCCCATCCGGATACACGGCTACATTATCCTTACTGCCGCACTCAGGGCAAGCCTCTCTGACGGTAGTTGTACGTTCTACACTATCCAACATTGTGTTCTCCAAAACCATTGTTATCAAATTCCATTAACACATTCATCTTCTCTACGACTATTGTTAACTCAACAATGTTATTACTCAACTCTTCCAAAACATCAATGAGGATATCTATTTTTTCCTCATTAACCATTAGGGAAAACCTCCTCAACCAGCGGCTCCTTTACAACTTTGTCAAGGTAAACAAATCTATTACTATATTTGAACACACGAACATCAGGAAAACAATCAAACTTGTATGCACAATAAGTACAATCGGTAGATATCCTCATGTTTCCTGCCTTTCCCTCTGGAACAGGTTTGTAGCATAGCTCTGGCTGTTCCTCCTTAGACAACATGTCCTTGAGGTGCGTGATGCGATGGTCAACATTTATTGTATCCATATCATCAATTGTAAATAAAGTCAACTCACCTGTTACCTTATTCATCACAAGGAAGTGGCCTCGCTCTTCTCCTTCCGCCTCTATATAGCCACTTAGCTGTCCAATGTAACCAAAACTATCCTTCTGTAGGATTGAACCATCCTTGAACTTTCTAAAGCCAAAATCACTGGCGGTTTTTACATCTACTATTTCACCGTCGATTTTACAATCCATATGGCCCTTGATACCGTTGATGGTTACTTCCTTTTGTTGATCAGTTACAATATGCCCAGCTACCCTTATGAGAAATATTAACACCTCTTCCAAAGTAGACCCATACAAGTACTGCATTAGCTTAGTTCCATCTGGAAGCGCCTCTTCCTTTGGATAGTTTGCTTCCAACCAAAGTTTTCGGTCCTTTCTACCGATAGAGGACATACGCAAGTTAGGGTTGTTCTTCCTACGTGGAGCAGAAACACAACGTACTATCACATCAGTAATGCCCTTCACGAACAAGTCAAGGTTCTCCTGTGAAACGGTATGCTCTTCCTCAAGAACATTATAAATATCTTTTACAAGTGTATCAATTTGCATAGCAGCCCCTTTCCCTCGCCCATCCATGCGTATTAGGTGTGCGTGAAATTATGTTATATGTGATTATCACAACCTAATCCCTACTCATTAACTAGAATGGAACTTCATCATCAAGCTCATTCCTCTCCTCAACAACCTCATCGTCATCGTCATCGTCATCGTCAAAATCATCCACATACTCAACAAGGTTTAGCACCTTGACTTTTTGAAGGTACATTGCAGTTCCCTTTTCCTCCACCATGGGATGGTTCTTGTTGAAGGTAACACGGGCCTTCACATCAGAACCATTACCAATGTTGGTTTTAAGGTCCATAACCTGATTATTCTTATCCCACAAGACCACTTCAAACTGAGAACGGGCAGTCACAAAATCACCACGATCATCTCCTTTGTTCTTGATCTTCACATTGTGCAATTTGAGTTTCTCAATCATACCGGCAGACAAACTGCCAATATCCATCTGGTATTTACTAGACATCTGGTCTACACGATTGAGCTTTGCCCAATGCGCCTTGCCTCTAACAATAAGATTTTCTTTTGCCATTTGTTATCTCCTTTGGCTAGTGATATGTTGTATATAGTTACTTTTTATAGAATGTCAAGGGTTAATGTGTCTCTGCCCATGATAATCCCACTTTGGCAGTGGCATTGAGGATAATATTCATTTTAAACCCCTCTCCAACCTTCTGCATAGTAGTATCTGCTATTTCGCAGAGTTTGTCAACATCTTTTTTATGGCACTGATATTGCTGCTCATCATGGATGGTGTTAACAAGATGTGCGTCCAACTTTAACCTCCTAATCTCTTGATCTAATAGAATACTCCATTGTTTACAACAAATAGCCCCAGCCCCTTGCAATAACGTGTTCAAGCTTGCATGAGGATAACGTACAATAAGCCTACGTCCATCAATTCCTCTGATATACCCCCGTTCAGCATACTTCTGGGCCTGTATAATTAACTTTCCCAACTTAGGCATATTCTTGAAGAAGGTTTGTTTCAACTTCTCCCCAGCCTTTGCATTGCCATTTACAATCTCACCAATCTTTCCTGAACCAGCACCGTAGCATAGCGCATAGATAAAGGTCTTAGCATCGTCTCTGGTGGGCAACCCAGCAGCCTTCTGGTTCATCGTATGAGGATCACCATCTACCACCGCAGCGGTGAAGGCCTTATCATTCATGTAGTGCGCCAGCATCCTCAATTCAAGCCCCTTCGCATCCATACCTACTAGACGATAATTATCCTTGTCCTCTACCGTCCAGCAAGCCCTAGAGGCCTCTCCGTATGGCTTCCTTGAGGATACTACATTAGCCATATTAGGGTCCGAATGGGTCATTCTGCCGGTAATAGCCCCCATCGTGCGTACCCTGCCATGCACCATATCTTTACTATCCGCCGCATCCAACCAACTTTCCACTGTTTTCCATCTGTTCTCCAACATCTTCCATTCGGCCAATTTTTGTAGGGCTAATGGTGCTTGTCTAGATACAGTTGCAAGGTTTTTCTCGCTAACTTTAGGGTTACCTTTAGGGGTAAATTCAGTAGGTTTCCAGCCGTACTTCCCCATTCTCTCAACAATTTGTTGCGGAGAAGCAAGATTAAACGGGATATAATCAACAAGCGAATAGTCCCCCACCACCACATCCTTGTAGTTAGGGATGTTTTTAATACCGACACTGGAAATCTCCCCATCCTTTTTGTATTTAGGTACGACAGGTCTAATAAGCTTAACGACAGGCTGTATATCACACAATATATTCTGCTTTATATCTTTAGCCTTACCTTTTGTTTCTAATAGAAGAGCATGTGCTTTTCTTACATCTAAATAGAATCCGTGGTTTTGTTGTTTGTTTAATATATGTCTAATCTTATATTCTATCTCTATACTCTCATTGGAGAAATCCTGCTTCTCTTCAGATATAAGAAACCTATATAACTTTGTGGTAATATTAACGTCCCTTATACAATATTCCACCATCTGTTTTGAATAGTAGGAAAAGTCTGAAAAGTCGTGCTTCTCTAAGCCAAACCTTTCTCCCCATGCAGAAAGAGAATGTCCCCCTTCCCTATTGGGCGAGAATAATTGTGATAGTATAAGAGTATCCTCAATCCTGCTTACCCCTATATTTGTTCCCCATAACCTATTTAGTATAGGAATATCAAAAGATAGCGCATTGTGTCCAATAATTTTATCATACTGAGATAAGTATTTTGATAGGGATGTACCTTCCGTAAACACCCTTATACCCCTCTCCTTAACATCTTGGCAGATTACCACCCATATTTTAGTAGCATCTAGACCATCCGTTTCTATGTCGAGGACAGTGCGCTTATAGGTAGGTTGTAGCATGATATTTTCACCTTGAAGTTATTCGATTTATCTACCGTACCCTGTTCCATGAATGTCGCTTTATGTAGAAAATCTAATTTGCTTATTTTACCTAATGCCCACCCCGTTGTCAAATCTTTTTTTACCCTTACAAAAGCATACTGGTCACATTGTTGCCATAATTGGTTAGCAGATACAGAACAAGAATATGCAGGGATAGGGACCACATTCGTTCTTTTTGTTTTTACATCTAGTCTATCCCCATTAGGTAGAAGAATATCAAAGTTATAGGTATTTTTTATTACACCTCCATATACCTGTAGGGCAATCAATTCTCCTAAAGCACCGGCCACATTACCCTCCCCTTTAGTAAAGGAACCATTTAGCACTCCCATTTCTTCTGACATTTCCTTTGCAATGTTAAGCATTTGTTTTGTTATCTTAATTTCCCGCATGATTAAACCTCTCTACCAATGTGTAAATATTCTGTGATAAATATGTATAGGTGCGTGGGCAATCTCGCTGCATCACGTCCATCTCATCCCCTAGTAAAGCTCTAGACAAGATTAAGACCCCACCACTTTTTAGTATGTTGCGTATTATTTTTACATCCTCCTTTATCTTTAATATATTATCCTCGAACTTGCTGTCTGTCCACGGTTGAGCGATAGATGACCGACAACGAAGGGTTAGTACGTTTTCACCAATGAATTCGCGCCACTCCCTCTTATCGTTGTCTGGTGTAAGATAATACACCAAAGGATTATCATTGATATCCTGTTGAGTTATTTTACTATGTAATATTATCATTATACTCCTTCAGCCCCTCTTTAAGGGATGGACCTTCCTTTCTTTTAGAGGGTTTAATCCGGTTGGAATACTTTCCGGAGAACAAATCTTTTTTTACTGGATTATTTTCCCACTTCCACATCTTCTTACTTCTCTTTTCTTTCATCGTCCTCATACCTTTTGATAAAAATAGCAGAAGGGTAATCCTCTATTGCATCATCCAGATTATCATACGCCTCTTCATATTCTATTATTCCAGTGCCAAAACAGACGTGGCAAGGTATGATATTCTTATTATACACCACCTCTCCAAAATCACAATCCTCACATTCCATGGTGATAAGAGTATTCCATGTATCATCCATCTTTAATATCCCTATTCAAGTAAAGTTTAATAATCTCATCGTCGGTCATGTCTTCTAACTCCTCTTCTCTACCTTGTAAGGAGAAGCGTTCGAGGACGAAACAATAAGCATCAAAAAGTTCATCATTCATGCAGCTTTCCTTTTTGCTACACTATGCGTTACATAGTCGAGGCTTCCACTAATAGAAAATATACGATACATATTATGAAAAGGGTTTCCAAAATATAATACCTTATGACCATCATAAACCCTAACGAAGAGCTTAGTCTTTACAACATCATAGCCCATCCATGATGCATTGGTGCGGTTTATTGTGGGCTTAACCCCAATTTTACGAAACTTACGCAGAGCCATTTTCACTTTGATAAAGTCTAACATTTCTATTCTCCTGATGATAGGTTAATTTTAGGTGATACGCCCTCTTTAAAACAAAAAGCAAGAGCATATGATACTTTCTCACCTTTGTAGTTTGTACACTCTACCTTCAATTCGAGCCAATTACAGCCGGTCTTTGTTGTTTTAATATTTCCACTGATATTTGACACGTTCATAACGGTTGTTTCAATCATCTTTCTTACCTTCCCAAAAGTGACGGTGGGGGATTTCAGCCTGATCTGGTGACCACTCTGGGCCGTTGATACTTTCAAAGATGGTCACGTTGGTTGTACCAAATTTTTCAACCCACC